TCAGTTTGTTCGGGTGTAAATGTCATAAGATATAAAAATACATTAACCGTTCTTAATTCAGGAGGCAATGCTTGATGACTACATATTCTTTTGGCGCGACCGATTACTTGTTGTCCTCTTACAGGATGCCAGTAAGGTTCAACTATATGAACATATCGCGTATTTTTTAATGAAATACCTTCTGCACCCGATGCAGTAATGCTGAGAACCTTAATAATTTCACCATAATGATTATTTGTAGATATAGGCAATATATCTCTTGTAATTGAATCGGGTACTTTTGTCCAATCACTATTAAATATATTTCTTATAATTTCTTTTTCTTCTGCATCTTCAGTACCAGTATATAACGCGAATGTAGGTTTTCCTTTATCTTTTTCAGAAATATTAAGATTCCATATACCGGCTTCATTTTTCTTGATTTTAAATTGTGCAAATCCGTTGGCTTCTAATATAAGTTTTAAAATACCAATACCTTCAATAGTTCTAAATTGACTATAAATAAGATGTAATCCTTTGAATTCTGGGTCCATAATATTTTCAAGTATATGTAGAAATTTTGGACTATATGTTTGTAATCCACTAGAGGTTAAATATTTACTCGAGTTGTCTTTTAAGAATTGTAATGCTTGTTTGATACGCTCATCATAAGTATCATCTTGTTTATTTTTAATATCTTTATCGAGAATATCTACATCTTCTAAGTCATATAATCCATCAGGATTAGCAATTTTTTCGGATACAGGCACTGCATCTAATATATCTTCATCCATAGATTCTTCAATATCTTCAATAGTATTATCTTTGTCTGGCATGGGTCTTGGAAATTCTATAGGGAATACAAAATTACAAAAGGCTCTGGAAAAGATTCGATATGTAGATACGGAATCTTTATAAAGATCATCATTTGCTGCTGGTTTTCGTTTTTTATTAGCCTTTTCAAGTTTTCTTTCTGCTATTCTGGCTTGTTCATAGACACCAAATTGGTAATCACTCATAGGAATTTTAATAACTTTAAAATCGGTAATTTTATTAAATGCGGGCATTAGCTTTTCCTGAGCACTTTTAAAGTAAGAGGTTAATCCAAGAATGCGTTTTTTTAATAAAGATTCATTTTTTAATTTTTTATTTGAATCAATGAAAAAGCCTTCAAACGACTCTATATTATCGGGTAATGCTTTATAGTATTCTACCTTAATATTATTAGTAATAACATCAATTTGTTCTTTTTTTAATATTGATGTGATAAATTTAACAAAATCATCATCTGATACATTACCACGATTCTTAACTTTAAAATTGGTGACGCCTTTATATGTACCGTCTTTATTAACATCTATAAAACCAAATGGGTTTCTAGTAACAGTAAGAACTTTAGATGCAGGTTTATAATCTAAATAATCTAATACATCAAGTCCTTTAAAAATATTAATCATTTCAGTTTTATTGATTTTTTTACTAGTGTTTATATTTAATGGAAAAGACCATGTTTTTATATAGCCTCGTAAAATATTGAATAAAATAGCAATTTCATTTGGATAATTAATAATAGGCGTTCCAGATAGTAAAACGATTTTACAATTATCTGCACTCATTAAATATTGATATAATCTCATTGATAAAGCTTCTGGTCTTTTTAATTTATTAACGATTCTACTAACTAAATTATGTGCTTCATCAACAATAACAACTTTATTGTCAAATGGATTAATAGTATAGTCTCTTGTTAAGTCTTTTAAGTGACTATTTCTAAGACCATTATAATTAATAAATCTATATTTGTTAGTAATCATTTCATTTATTTGTAAATCAAGACTTTTTTTCTCCTCACTAGAAAGATCTTCGAAATTAGATGATTTTTTAACATTTACTAACCAAGCACCACCATGTTTAATAATATAATCAGAAGATATACTTAATACAGAAGACAATGTGGATACAAGACTTTGATTTGGATTTGATTTACTACCTATATTAATAAATTCCCAAAATTGATTAGTTTTATAAATATCGTCACCACATGATTTTAATTCTTGTAAATAATTCATTCTTAATGATGCAGGAGTCATAACTATAATCTGCTTATCAGTTTTAATACCTTCGGCAATAGCAATAGAACTACATGTTTTACCACTTCCTAATCCATGATACAATAATAAACCTCTATAAGGGGAATATATATTTAAATAATCTCTAACTAATTTTTGATGAGTAAGTAGACTAAACTTAGCATCGGATGCTTTGTCGCACGATATAGTAGATTGGGCTGATTCGAATTCTTCTTTGTAAGGTTTAAACAATTTGTTTATGAATGAGATAAATGATTCTCTATTATTCATGTAATAAGCATTAGCTCTATACAAGACCTTTTTATCTTTTATAGGTAATCTATCAGATAGTTTACTATCATTAATAGTTAATTGTAAATCAATATCATCAGCAATAACTTGTAATTCAGGTTGTTTTGTTTTTCTTTTACCTGGTTTACTTGCAGTAGTTTCTTCTGCATCTTTATCGGGTATTAATTTTAATTTTTTAGATATTTTTTTTGTTTTTTTAACAATTGGAACAACCTCAGATGATGGCTCGATAATTTTTATTTGTACAGGGGTATTACCCTTTATTTTTATTGGAATATTAAGTTTTGCAATAAATTCATCGCGATTAATTAAGTTATTTTTTGTTTTATCATTAACAGTAGTATTAATGACTATAGAAGAATCGTCATTAGATTTACATGTTAAATCTTGTATTTTTGGAATAGGTTTAACTTTTAATTTTTCTAAAACACTTGAAGACATCTATATTAATTAACGACATAAAAAAAGGAGAATTTACTTATTAATCAAGCATTTTCAATGTTTGTTCGCAAGCGAGTTGTTCAGCCTTCCTTTTAATCTTATGTGTTCCCTTTCCAAGAAATATAAATACTTTTTGTTTCTCTTCAAAAATGTCTTGAATTTTCTGAAATGATCCAATTGATTTGTAATTAATTGCATTTGTTTTATTTACTTCGTGAATTTTTTGTCCTAAACACAAGTAAACACCCATTTCATAACCATAATCATCATCATGTTTTATTTCAATATAATGTGGCGTATCCTTAAATTCCTTTTGAATTTTCACTTGTAAAATATTTTTATAATTGTCGTCGTCTTGAATTAGTTTCATCCAATCAACATGTTTTTCAAAAACACTTTCAACAAAAATTTGGGCCATTTGAAATCCCGGACCTGTAACAAATATATTTTTAAACCAGCCTTCATCGTCAGATACTTCTATTTTATTAAAATCTAAAAATAATGCACCAATAAATGATTCGAATAAACAACCTAATTTTTTTAAATTAGTTCTAGTTTTTTTCTCCTCAGCATGTTTAGAAATAATATAGTATTTGTGTAGTCCCATTTCTAATGCTAATTTTCCAATTGCCTCATTTTTTACAAGTGCGATTTTTTTTTCAGTCATATAGCCCTCGTTTTCTTTAGGAAATCTTCTATATAAATAATATTTAGTAATTAATTCTAAAACACCATCGCCTAAGTACTCTAGTCTTTCGTTTGACTTTGTGTGAAGCGGTAAACAATCAATTGGTTGTTCAGTAATAGTAATATTTTCTTGTAAATTATATATTTGTGGCCTTTTTGTATACGATTTATGAATAAATGCGCGTTTATAAAGATTAAGGTTTGATACTTTTGCAGCAATTCCATATTTATTTAGAATAGATTGAACTTGATTCAATGTAATCTCAACATTGTTTGAATTATAAGGATTAAATACGAGACCTTCATCTGATTTAACAATATCATCATCATGGCTTATTTTAAATTCTGTCATATACAATTATATATATGTATCTGTTTATATATTTTGTTAAATCTATAAAATAAGTTTTAAAAAATAATATTTAGTGATTATATAAATGCCCGTCGGATATATGCAAGGTAGTAAAAGAGCTAGAAGTACTCCTTCTATTGCTAATAACACAAAGATTTTCGGAATTATGGGAGGACTCGCTCCTCGCGTCGGATTAAGCGATGCTGCAGTTTACAGACATCAAATTATTAAAGGTGGTAGATTATTACCTTTAGCTGCTGGTAAAACACCCGCAACTCAATTAGATTTCATGAAAAAGAACAAATTATTATCTGTCAACCCCCTCTCATCTGGTGGTGTTGGTAAGAAATCATTATTATTCACCGGTTCCAGAAGTGGATATGTTGCTTAAATTGTTAAATAATAATATATTATCTCATATAATAATATATTATGCCTCAACGTAACGGATATAAAAGTCATCGCGGTCGATCTGGTGTCGCAAGAAAGGTTCAATTCGGAGGACCTAGTGGTACAGATGGAATTATGCCTAATGTAGTTGTCCCATTTGATTCGAAACAGGTGAATGCATTTAGGCAACAAGCATCTAGTGTAATAACTCTATATTATGGAGCTGGTCCGGTTATACCTGACTTATCAGGTACTGTAGTTAATAATTTAACTGCTGATGCTGGATTTGCATTATATTTGTCACCAACATTACCTGGTTACATTACTACTTCAGGATCTCCTATTCCTAATCCAAGATACGCACAGAATATTGCTACTTATGCTAGATATTTTAAAACTACTCCTAATAATGTAGTTAATGTTATTAGTCTTGGATCTGGTGCTCCTCCTACTGTGACAGTACAACCATCAGTTACATCAACTGGTATTCAAACATCATACTTTGGAGGACCCAAAAAGGGCGGCGCTGCTCCAAGTGCTACTGGATTTATGATTCCTTCAAATCCTGGTGCAAACTATATTCCTGCACCCGCACAACGTCCAAATTTTTTATTCAGATTCACACAAAAATATTCCAAGGGATATCCTGGAGCTGGTGGACCTTTGCTTTAAATTAATATAAAATAAGTAGTTAAACATAAGTAATATAATATAATTAATTATGTTTATAAAAATAGATTGCAGAGAAAGTGATGTAATGATGAATATTAATTTATTATTTAATCAACATCATCATGATATTACTACAGAAAGTCTTCCTTTAGGTGATATGATCTTATTAAATAATGACAATGAAGAAAAAATTATTTTTGAGAGAAAATCTCTCTATGATTTAGCTTCAAGTATAAAAGATGGTAGATATAGCGAACAATCATTTAGATTAAACCAATATAATACGCATAACCACAATATTATTTATATCATAGAAGGGGATATGGAGAGATATAACGAAAAAAAGGGTAGAATAGATAAAAAGACATTATATTCTTCATTAATCACTTTAAATTATTTTAAAGGGTTTTCTGTTATGCGAACAAAAAATATAAATGAAACATGTGAATTGATTATTAATTTTGCCGATAAGTTGCAAAAAGAATCGAAAAGAGAGAATTATTATGGAAATAATAATAATGTTATTGAATCAAACTTACAAAATAGTGATCAGAATTATTGTGAGGTTATGAAGAAACATAAAAAAAATAACATTACACCTGATAATATTGGTGAAATTATGTTGTCTAATATACCAGGAGTTAGTAACAAAACTGCTATTACAATAATGAAGGACTATTCCTCAATTAGTAAGTTAATAAAAATGTTAGAGACTAATGAAATGATATTAAATGATATAAGAATAATGAATGATGTTGGAATTTCAAGAAAGATTAGTAAAACTGCTGTGGAAAACATAAAAAAATTTCTATTAGTTTAGTATATAATGATGTTAAAAGATGAATATTTTACATATTTAGGATATATTATAATAGCAATTTTATGCTTTTTGATTTATAAAGTTATTACAAAAAAAAATAGTAAGGAACAATTTATGGGACTATTTGAAGGTACAGATGAAACTAAGGCTCAAGAAACTGAAGTAACCGATGATCCGGCTAGTAAAAGAATACAAGCAAATATTGATAGTTTAACAGATGCAACTAATAAAACAATAGAAGATATGAATTTAGTAAAAAATAGAAAACAATGGGAAGATATGATTATAGCTGTAGAGGATCGTGTTAGCTCTGTATCACTTCAATCTATTAGTATTTTAGCGGCTATGATAAAAGCAAATCCAAATGATGATAAAATAGTAACTGTAATTACTAGAATAAATGAATTTAATAAATATAGAGAAACCTTAAAAGAAAATATGAAATACTTAGACGGATTAAAATAATGTAAAAATGAATATATATTATTATAAATAAATATTATATATTATGCCGATTGTTATAAATAATCAAAAAGTAACAGGAATATTACAAGCAGCAGTAACACAACCTACCGATTCAGTTCCATTAAGTCTATTCAACGATTTAAGTGGTTATGTTTATACATTAAGTGGTGGTACTTTTGATACAAGTGCTATAAAACAATCTATTGCCGATTTAAGTGCTGAAGTTCAAGATTTAAGTGCTTATGTATATTCTTTAGATCTAAGTGGTATAATTCAAGATATAAGTGATATTAGCTATAACCTATATGATTTAAGTGCTTATGTATATTCTTTAGACCTAAGTGGTATAATTCAAGATATAAGTGATATTAGTTATAACCTATACGATTTAAGTGCTGAAGTTCAAGATTTAAGTGCGTATGTTTATTCTTTAAGTGGTGGAAGTATTAATATTGGTAGTTATACAGATAATAGTTCTCAAATATACCCTAATATTGATACAGTCTTATTTGATGCATCTAGTTTTTCATTAGATGTTTCTGGTTCAGTTGTAAAAATAGATGTTTCTGGCGGAGGCGGAGGTGGCGGCGGCGGTGATGTTACAGTTGCTGATCTCTCTTATTTATTTTTTAATAAACCATTAATTTCAACAGATTGTAGTGCATTTAGTACTAATTCTACAAACATATTTGCAAATTGGAAACCACCATCCCAAACAAAAGCAGCATTTAATTTTGTTGATAATTCACCTAGTTATAATAATACTTTAAATTATCTACCATATATTAATGATATAATTATTGGATATAAAAATACTAATGCTAGTTCACCAACATGGACAGATATTACATATAGCTCTGGTGTAACAAATAGTAGTTCTTTTATTCCTACATTAATAAATCAATTAAATTTAGTAAGTACACAATCTACTCCATCAAATCCAGTGGCATCTACTAATATATCCCCAAATGGTAAGGTAACAATACAAGTACCATTTTTAGTCGGTTCAGCATATGTTTTTAGAATTGCATATACAAATAACTCTAGTGATACTTCATGGAATTATTTATATTGCCCAGATGGGTCTGGAATTCCATTTGGTAATCCTGGACCAGCTCTACCTCCCGATTCAATCGCATTTGATGCAAATTCTGATGACTACAACGAGTTAAGAATCGGAGGAAAAGGTGGATTATATATGGATGCTAGTATAAATGTTCCATATGGTAGTTCAACTCTTAGTATAGGATATGGCGTTGATATATCTGGACAACGAAGTAATTATTCTGTTCAAATAGGAGGTAATAGTACAAATAATTATTTATTTGATGCTAGTCAAGGATGGCCTGCGACAAATTATAATAAACAGTTTTGGGGATATCCTAGTGGTAATCCTCAAGGTCCAGGAACAAATTTAGATATATATGCATATCCAGAATATGTATATAATACTGATATAGGAAGTTACTATGCAGTAAATAGTGCTGAAGATTTTTCTAGCCAGTTGGTTCCAGCACCATCATCAGTAAAAACACAAGCCGGTGTTGTAATTCCTTCACGATCAACAGTAACTAATAATTATAACCAATTTTTAGATAGTAAAATTTTTAATCCATTAAATACCGATGGATATTCAACGACAGATGTTATAAGTAGAGTAGATTACAATAATTCATATTCTGTGTATTTTTTACAAGATAATTCTTCGATTAACTTCTCTCAATCAGGAGTTTACAACCTAGCAGCAAATTTTGGAGAACCAAAAACATATAATCAAATTAATAGTAGTCTTGCTCATGGTGATATTGATATATCTTTTGTAGCAGCAAACAGTATGTTAGGGAAATCATGTAGCGGCGAACATATAACATATATATATTCTTATGTGGATGATCAGAGTAGTAATAAAATTATTGATTTAAGTTCCGCTACAAGAGTTGGTTTTACCGGAAATGATAATAATAGTCAAGATAGTAATACATATTTAACAATTTCTTCAAGTAAAACTATAGATTTATCAAATGGAATTGATATAACACGAACAGAAGGCTACTATTTAGGATTTGATGTGTCATCTATTAATTTAAGAGATATATCATTAGGTATAATACCTGATATATGTAATAATGGATATAACCCATATGAATGGAAAATTAATCAAATATTGTACAAGCAAGATGGAACCACTAATATTACGAGTCCAAATAACAGTCTATCATTCAATCTAGCAAAAAAACCCGAAATATCTACAGAAATTAGTAATAATTTTTCAGTATCTATAACAAATCCTAGTTTAACTGGAACACAAAAATTATATGGATTACCATTACCAACTGATCAGAATAATGATCTGAAATTTAATGTAACTTGTGATATTGATAATTTACATCCTATATGGGCTCCAAGCGATGCAACAACTAGTAATAGTTTATATGATTTAACATTATATTACGATCCGTCTGGAACACCATTTAATACAGACGAAACATCATCTAGTTGGAGTGTAACAGGTGTTAATGAAACAGTAAGTGTAAATAAAACATTAATGGTAGATTATACAGGTTCTCTAAATACCACAGACTACAATAATTTTCCTTACTCTCGAGATATTTCAAATGCTGCTGGTAATCAATTTAAAATAGAACTTAACATAAAAAATAATGTCACATTAACACCTAATCTATCTGATCAAAGAATAGTTCAAAATGATTTATCAGGTAATGGTAAAGCATGGTGGTGGGATTTTACATTTAATAATGGGTCTTCGCAATACATACCATATCCAAATCCTCAAACAGGTGCTACAAATATACCTAATTTAACAGTAACTGGATTGTCAAATACATCACCAAGACTAAATACTTTAGTAAATGTATTTGATATATCTACTGGTCAAGCTGCAACACTCGGAGGATATATTATGACAGCTAGTATAAATAATTATACTGCAATGTGGTGTAATGGTGGATGGGTTGGTGATAATAGTTCAAATGCAATTGCAGCAAGTAACTACCCATACATAGATTACTCTGGTAATTTCTATAATCCAAGTAATGTTATGAAAGATTATAGTATATTTGATAGTAGTGGTTTAACGCAAACAATAAAATATGATATTGGTTATTATTGGACCGGAAATGGTAGTTTATTAACAAAATCATATACGAATTTAAAATTTTTAATAATAAGATTATCAAATACAGTTAATAGTTTAAATATGAATGTAGTGATTAAGGATAAATCGGGTACTACATTAGATAAAGGAGATGATTATGTATTATTTTATCAAGAACAATTACAATCTGGAGCTAATGCTTATCCATGGAATACAGTTGGTACAAAGCCGTATTCACCTTGGTTGGATTGTGCAAATAAAAATGTATCACTAGGTTCATTAAATTATTTTGCACTTGCTCAATCAGGTACTAATAATGGAATACAAAATGGTATATGGTCAACAAATTCAGGTGGATATATTAGACGGATAAATACAGCAAACGCTATATACCAATATTTAGCTATAGGAATAAATAGAGGAAAGACAGTTAAATCAATTAACATAAGTTATGCTTAATTAGGTCTATTTAGTAAATTATTATTATAAATAATATAATAATAATTTATATTAGTTATGGCAGACGAATTAAATAATGAGAATAAAACAAATCTATTGTTTAAGAAATTTCAAGGAGTAGCGCAAACATCCGTAATATATGGTGCTGGTATTGGTGGAACTAGTTACTCTAGTGAAAGTAAAAAATCAAATACGGGAGTTTTTAAAGAAACTGTTTATATTGAAGAGGTTCCATTTACAAATCCAGTAAGCCTATTTAATTTATGGAGTTCATCACAACAACCACAAGTACCTGATACTAGTTGGAATACTACTTATAAAGATCAAACAATAAGTTTTGTAGATTTATCAGACAATTCGGGG